TCTAACATCAGGAGTATCAATGTAGTTGAATGTGTAACCACCAATAGAATTTACTTTTTCTAGAGCGCCATCAATACTTTCGATATTCTCTTTTAGTCTTTCATCCGACGCTGTACCGAATGCAGTGATATCGCCTTCAGCTACAATAGATCCGTCAGATGCTTTAAGCTGAATTTTGGTATCAGCACCACTTTTAACGTTAACGTTACCGCCAGAAGTTACGCTTCCAAAGGTGACCGTGTCAGCGGTACCTACTGCTTGCCCAATAGAGATTTCGCCATCATTGTTGATAGTTACACCGGTACCCTGAGAATACAATCCTCGAACGAATGAATCAGGAACATATAGTTGGTTACTAGTAGTGCTAATCTTAATAGATGAATCGTCAACGTTAACACCAAACGTGTAGTTTGTGTCATCACCTGCTTCTACCGCTGTTCGAGTAAGTGCTTTTTTGGCAGTAACTCCATACTCTGGAATATGAGGTAGAACAAAGTCGAATTCGCCTGACTCTGGATCATACTGAATCGAACTGCCTTCAGCTACACTCAAAGCGTTACGGGCTCGGTCATCTGAATAGTATTTGTTTGATGTGCCCTCTGAGATAGAGTCTGTGGTAGGCATAATATTAGAAGATATTACTAGATCATTTGATCCAGTTATCTCGCCAGTGCTAGCATCCACACGGAAGAATGTAGCACCTTTCTTGATATCGATAAGGTCATGTTCACCGTCTGTTGTGATTGACCAAGTGTTTAGCCCATCATCTTGCAATTGAATAGAAGCTGTGCCACTACCACCATTTGTGATTGTGAGTTGGTCATCAATTTTAAACGATGTGCTGAGAACAATTTCTTGTCCAGCAGTGTAAGGTTGAATTGTGTCTATAGTGAGTACACCAGTGCCAGAGATATTACCACGAATAATCAAGTCACCAATGGCATTTGTATCACTAGCGGAGCCAATCTGTGCTACACTCTCTAGTTCTTGAATGATTTCGTTTGTCCGATTTTTCCAGACTCCGAACGTGTTACTATTAACAATTGGATCTAATGTGACGCTCATCGGCTTTTCATCTCTTCTATGGTTGCCTCAAGATGTGCTACTGCACTTTCAAGAGTATTTATTCTTTCCTCTAGAGACTTTTCCCACTTTACACGCTTTTTTCTCAACTTGGCAGCCGCATAGGCTGCCAAGTCTTCGTTTACAAGTGTCGTGTCTCTTCTTACAAGATTTTCTGTTTGCATATTAAGTAACCGCAATTGCTCTTATGTCAGATAGGTGCGCAAATAGGTTGATCTCAGGGTTGATATCGTCCATTGAATTATCGACTAACTCTTGCGTTGTCATGTGACGCATCACGATTTTAACCTGGAACGCACTAAACTCGCTGTCAAATGCCTCTTCGTCTAACTCATATTCGAACTCACGGTAATCACGTGTGTTATAAGATGCAGAGAACATATGCTTATTCAGATTATTTAGTAGAACCCAGTCAGTCGTGTTTTCAACATCAGTTGGTAGAGTGAATCTAGCGTAAACGTCTACTACTGTTCCAGCTGGGCGATATGCGCCAACATACACTTTAAGCCCTTCAGCATACATTCTATCAGATAGTGTAGAGACTTTAGATACGTATGTACCAGTGCGGTCCACATCATCACTAATGCGGTACTGGTAGCAGTTAAGAATCGACAAGTCATCATCCACTAGAGGAGAAGTTGCTGTGAAGCCAGAGTTAGTCATGTTCACACGAATGATAAAGTTTTCTGTAGTAGTCTGACCAGGATCAACGATGTTAGATGTACTTGGCACGTAGCGTGGTTCGCCAGTCAAGTAAACGTTGTCGTTAGATTGGAAAGACTTATCAACACCAGTCGTGCCATTCATAAGCTGTAGACTTGTGTGTGACTTCATTGTGTTGTATGAGTAAATCATAGGCTGGAAGTATGATACTGGAATATTATTTACCGCAGTTACAGTTGCGGCTGCACCAGTAGTTTCGCCATAGATTGTCTCGCTACCATCACCGATGATTCTAAACAATGTTCTTGCAGATGAGCCTTTTAGATGCAAGCTATCTGGGTAAGATGGGTTGAAGTATTCAACTTCACCTGCAACAGCAAATGTTACAGTAATGTTACCAGTAGAGCTTGTATCGAATGGCACAGGAGAATCAACAACTAGAGTTGTAATGCCTGCGTCATCAGTCTTCTCTTCAATGCGTGTAATCTTGCGAGAAGCATTCTTCTCTAGGATAACATAGTCGCCTTCACTGAATCCAGTTGAAGAGTTGATAGTCAACGAGCGACCATCTGCGCTTACACCACTGATTGTGTATGAACCACCAGAAGTTTTCTTAACGTAAGCGATTTCACCAACTTTGAATCCACCAGAAGGATCTTGAATAGACAAGAACTCTGGGTTGTTAGGAACTAGGTCAACATAGCCAGGCTGATCAGAGAATTCCCATCTACGTACACGGAACTTGATATCTTCATCTTGGTAAGATTTCCAAGCACGGTTGTTAGTAGAAGTGAAGAGAACACCGTCACCCCAATCTTGTGTAACAGGTACACCAGCTCCAGATGATAGATCAGTCTCGCCTACTTTAGAAGTCCATACTAGGTACTCTGGGCTGTTACCGTCAGGCATCAATACAATAGCATATTCTCTTTCGATATCCAATTTGATTGGATTAGTGAATGTAACTAGAGTTTCAGCAGTACCATTATCAGATACTTTGATCTGTGAAGAAGTCAAGTAAGTCTTAGCAAATGGCAAGATTTTAGGAGATGGGTAGCCATTCTGTACTTCACGAATTTCGACAGTGATACCTTTAGTTGCGTCTTTACGTTTGAAGAACAACGAAATATCACGTAAGAAAATCGACTTGGCTCCGTCTGCCATACCAGTCTTAACGAAGAATGTTTGAGCTAGTGGATCACCTAACCAACGTGCTTGTGCGTTGATTGTACGCCATTCTGTTCTGTCTTCAAATCCGGCAGGTTCACTGTCAACTCTGAAGTCAGGAGTACGTGTAGTTACATCCAATGCAGTACGTGAAACCTCGAAGTTGTAAGCACGGTAAGCTACTGAAGCGTATGAAGTACCAGCAGACTCGATACTGTTGTAATCTGGAGAGTCGGTAATTTCAAGTCTTGATTCACCAGCATAGAAAGTTCCTTCTGGGATAACGAACACTGCGGCTAGTACACCATTCGCATCAGAGCGAACTGGATTACCAGGCAAGGTTTCTTGTCCAGCAGCGCCAGCGGCAACATATACGTCATTGACATTAACTGTACCTTCTGAGCCAGTATCATCGTATCTAACAATGTACGTACCAGGAGTTACGTGTGCGTTAACGTCTGTGCCTTCGTCAAAGAAGAAGTAGTGTCTAGTGTTAGGACGTAGACCTGTAACAAGAATCTTGATCTCTTTAGACTTCATGAATGGTCGGAATGTCAAGTCTGTTACGAAGTCGCCGACAGGTTCTGTTGAGCCAGTAGTGTCGAATCCAACTGATAGCTCTTGAAGATTCTGTCTCCAGGTTTCAGTAACACCACTCATCATCCAGCGACTAGCGCCACGTCTTTCGCCTGCAACATCAAGGGCTTCTACGTGGAACTCTTCACCGTCTGGAACAATGCTTGTCAATGGAATCACTTCTTGGATAGTTTCAAGAAGGTCAATCATAGGTGTAGCCAAATCGATGTTCAAGTTAACATCTGGGTTACGAACTGTATCATGGTCAGCACTAAACTGAGGAGTGATACTTGGGCTACCGCTGTATCTGTGGAAGTTAGATACACAGTTACGGAAGCTAGTTGCGTATGGCTGTTCAATGATAGCAACAGGATTGCCAGTCTCACTCAATGTAGTCATTTCGCTGAATGCGGTAACGTTGTCAGAGTAGACAATAGTTTCGCTTTCGTTGCGGAATACTTTACGCTTGAGGTCAATAGAGAATGTGTCTAGTGCTGGCTGTGCTACTTGCTTACCTGTGTCAATTGACATGCTGAATTCTGGATCAGCAACATCACTTGATTGTAGGTTAGCGAAGGTGTCAGCAAAGAAGCCATTCTTAAATCTGTTAGCGCCAGTTGCGTCTGGAATGTACATATCTTTAGCACTATTTTCAAGTGCATTTAGAGATACTTGTTCAGTAAGGCGTTTGATCTGTCTATCGAACTTACCAATGTCTTTCATTGTGTAGTTGCGAATAGTCTTAGTTGTGATACGCAATGGATCAGAACCAGTGATCTCTAGATTACCGCCAGGAATAAATACTTCCCCGAGTTGGAACACGTCCCTTAGAAGTGGCTTGCTTGGATTCTCAGCCGGTGTACCTTTAACAACATCGAACTTACCGTTAGAGGTGATTACGATTGCATCAATACGTGACAAGTAGCTTTCTTGTGTAGAAAGAATTGTCGAGCTTGGCGAGATAGACATGCCGATAGATGGGAATGATCTAGTGATAGACGAACTCACAGTTTGAGCCGCACCAATACCTAGAGCGTATTCAACATCAGGCTCAACGTATGGTCTGAAGTCGATACTGTTTAGAGGAGATATCTCACGACCATCTTGAGTTGAGTGCTTAATAACTAGTGTAGGATCAATACCTGCGTAGCTATTGATTGTCATGTAACCGCTACCAACTGTAGACGTTCTACGCAATGCAGTGAACTTAATACGCAAGTTAGTAGAAGCGCCTAGAGTCTGACCCTTCTTCAATGAAAGATAAGAGTGGTCGTAGTAGCCGTCTTTTGCGTTAGTAACGAGTTTGAAGCGTGAGGTGATATCTTCACCGTTACCACCGTCATCAATTACTTCAAGTAGTTTAACACAGTTAGGAATACCTAGATTAGCTTTACCGCCAGTGTAGTTGCTGTACACGTAAACATCAACAGCTTGTAGACTATCAGGAGATACTTCAGAAATCAAGCGGTCGTAGTAAACGAATGAGTTAGAAGTGATATCGCCGCTACCCAAGTCAGTCAATGTTACGGTGTAGTTAGTACCGTTTGTGCCTGTTGAAGCAACAACAGATGATGGAATACACAATTCGTTAACTGAGTTAACAACAAAGATGTTAGTTGGCAATGGCTGAGTGTTAGTACCAGCTTCGATAACAAACGAACCAGTTGTTGAAGAGATACTTTCACGAGTACGTTGTACGAACTGTAGGTTAGAAATGCTGCGCATTGTTCTAGCCCCAGTTGGGAAGATCATAGCACCTCTACTCACTTCAAGCAAAGATGAGGTTACAGTAACAGCAGAGTTTGGCTGTGCAATGCTACCGATCTTGAATACTTCAGAAGCCTCTTTACCCGCAAACTTCTCAATTGCGTATACGTAGATACGTCCTTGAGTTACTCCAGTAGCACCTGCGCCAGCAGTGATCGCACGAATAGAACAGCGACCGATTGGCACATCACCCACATCGTACATCGTGTAGCGAGTACCATCCATGAGTAGTTCAGGCATGATAGTAGCATCACCAGCAGATGGTGGCGCCCATGTGAACTCAAAGTATTGCCCGTAGTCTGCGCCTGTACCTTGCTGATTGCGAGTTAGCGTATCAGTAGATGATGCAGATTCTAGATTGATGTACTTCTTACCTGCTAGAGATACTTCGTAGCCTTTAACGTATGCTTTACCAGGACTAACTACAGCATACGTGCCATCAGCGTCTTTGTCAAGCGTTAGTTTCATACCAGATACAACATAGTCGCCAGACTCTTCATATGTACGGCGAGCCATTGCTGTAGCGATAGAGTTAAACTCTGTTACGTTACGAATAGAGATTGCTTCGCCACGCTCAAATCGAATAAGCGAGAAGAAGTCATCAGGAGTAGATCCGTTTTCGTATGCGGCTAGAACAGGCTGTAGTTGTAGTCGATCCGCACCTGGTGCGTTATCGTTGTTGTAGCCTTGTGCGTTGTCTAGTAGTGTCGAATCTTGGTTAGAGGTAACAATATTTTCGTTGACGTTAAATCCGACAGAAACATCACGAGGAGTATCAGCATACTTTTCGAGGATGATTAGCTGTGGTTCAGCAAAGATAAAGTGACCTTTCTGATAGATGATACCCTCGTCAACAGAGATACCGAAAGAGCGACCTGCGTGGTTATCGACCTCTGCAACCACAGCATAGTTTAGAATTTCGCCATTTACGTCTTGAATCTCAAGAACTTCGCCCGCATCGAATTCTTTAACGTCTTCATTCTGATCATTTTGAACAGTGTTCAAGTAGTTAATGTAGAACGTTTTTAGATCAGGATCACGTGTTTGGAAGCCGTTGTCAGCTTTCAAGATGTTAGCACGTAGACCAGTTGTCTGACCTTGGAGAAAGTATTCAGTGGTAACTTCTTCGCCTTGAATATCGTTGTAATTAGTTACAGGCTCATAGATTGTTGGATCAGGAAGATCCTCAGTGTCTTTTAGCTTAACGTAGAAGATATCATTACGCTGGTTAGTGTTGATACCAGTAATGATAGTACCTTCTTGGTACACGTTTGAGCCAAAGCGTCCAATCTGCTCTTGAAGAATAGTTTGGAGCTGAGTCAATTCACGTGCTTGAACTGCCCTTGCTGGTCTGAAAAGAATTCTATTGTACTGCTTGTATTGCGGGTTAGCAGGATCATAGAAATTCTCAAAGTAAGGATCAATGTTGAGGTCTTTATTAATGCCCATCTATAAGTCTCTTTCTTAGAAGTCGAATACGAATTTAACCTTTTCACGTCTACCTTGCTGGCGCTCAATAGCGTCAAAGTCAACGTAGTGTAAAAGGTCACCACTATAATCGGTGTATAAACCTTGGTCTGTTTCACTTACTGTATTTATAGTAAGCGTATCGCTTTTAATTGTGTCTTGGGTATCAAGAACAATCTCTATAGTTCCAGCTGTGAATGTTTGTGCATAGTCACCAACATAGTCTACTAGATAGATGGCCGTAGTATCCTCTAGACTCATGTATTCCATCTCATGTATAACACCAGTTACAACATCTTCACCGTTAGTTTGTTTAATAGTTTTACCTATATAATCTTTTGCTGTAATATCACCTGAGACATATAACTTCATTCTGTTATCGAATGAGTTTGGTTGTGATCCGTCACGGAAGACAGGGTTCTTAACTAGACCCACTCTTGTGTACGTACCACCTTCTGGAATATTGTTTAGTGTACTGCTAAAGAAGTTTGTGATAACCGCAAGTTTAGACATGTACAATTCAGAGATTGGATCGCTGCCATGACCTCCACGAGGAGAGCATACGACTCGCAACTCAGTGTCATCAGCCCTATCTTGCAAAGCAGGTGGCATAAGTAAAGAAGCTTTAGCGTACTTGTACTTTGTACCTTTATTGGCAAACTCAACATCAACTAGAGTGCCTGAAGTATCAACGATACCGAATGCTTTTGCTTGTACGCCACTTGTAGACGAAATCTTAACTTTAGGTACGATCTGACATGGAGTGTTCTTAGGGAACAAGATGTTTAGATCAGGACCATCATAGTTGATGTACATGAACGCACGGTTAGCACTAGTCTGGTTGTTCACGCTTGGCGCATCTGATTCTACAATGTCAAACACTTCACCGCCAGAGAACTTGAGATACATGTTAGTGTATGCGTTTGGAGTTACTTTAACTGGCACTGCATTATTAGAAGATAGAATTTCAATCTCCCATTTATTACCACCGACATTAACCACTTGCTGTACAGTCAAAGAACTGAGATAATAATCCAAGAACAGTGAAGCCTGAGTCTTTTCAATTAGAATGTCTGAAAGGCTTTCTTCGGCTGCATTGATAACAGATTGATTTTTGTAGTAAGGCAGCGACTGAGTTGTAGAATATACTAGGTATTCAGCCGGTGGCACTTCGAACATGTACTTCCAAACATAGCCGTCAGGAGTAATCGTTTCGTACTGCGTGTCAACGTCTTGGGTAGAAGGTGCGTAAACAGAAGGCTTGCCATCAGAGTTACGTAAACATTTGAATACTTTGTATGAGCCCTCATTGATGGTACCGTCCAGAACTGTAACGTACATATTCAATTCGGAGATATCTTTAGTATCATCAAATGAATCGTATGTCACACCGCTTTGCCAGTGATTGATATCGAACATGTAGCGAATATCACTTTGGGTTATTTTGTTTCCGAAGATAACCCTGCGCTGAAACTCTCGCTTTTGGAACTGAGTGTTATTGATTGTATCGCCCTTAGTGTAACTAGAGCCCATAACGTAGTATGTGCTATCTGGGCGAGACGCATTCATAACGTCTAGTAGAGCATCTGGGAAATAATCAAATAGAATTGTGCGCTCTTCGTTACTTAGGCTAAGTGCGCCACTGTTAACGAAGTCGGTCATCTCGGATCCAAACTCAGAAACAATGCTGGCATTACCTTCGGTAAAGGAACGGAAAAGTTCATTCGTAGTTTGAACTCTAAAGTTTTCTGTAATAATCTTAGCCATTGATTCGTGCCTTAACTGTTAATTTGTGCATTGAGTGCTTCTGTTTCATCTTCTACCAATACCGCATTACGTGCAACAATATCCTGTTGCGTTGTTGGGTTGAATGCAAATCTAGCTTGGATAGCATCGGTTTGTACGTTGTCTTCCTGTGCGTACAGAACATCGTCTACGTTGTAGATTTCCATCACTATATCCACATTCGGTTCAAATTTATTATTACTATTTATGAGTGGAGAACTGAAGAGTTTTGTGCCAACTGGCGCCACTTCTGAAGTAATAAGTTTTTCATATTTGTCTGGGTTAACAATAGATGAAATATCGTATGAGTACTCTTGGTAGTAGTAATTATCACGAATAACTTTGGTAGAGTCATTCAAGAATGATGTAGAAGTTTCCCATCCACCTGTGGTCAAGCCCATACCACGAACTCTGATTTTAGCTTCTCCAACTTTCTCACCATAGTTGACGCTATCAGGCTCATTGTTTATCAAGTCTACAGTTTCGCCATCACTGTACTTATATCCAGTTTCAGTCATGCGAAGTGAAGTTATCAAGCCTTCAGCAAAGAACGCTCTACCTGATATGACACCGTTAGCGCCCATTGGCAACGAGTTGTCATCTTCAAATATACGTACAATATTATACTCATCACCTTTAACTGTCAATGGTAAATCTGGGTCAACACCATAAAAACTTTTCTGTCTGAAGTAGAACACGTTTTCTTCACGGCGCAAGAATTGTAATCTTACGGTGTAGTTAACGTAAGTTGTGAAGTCCGAAGTGTTAGTCAAGTCTTCAATTTGACGCTCTTGGATAATATAGTTACCCTCTTCAAGTAAGAAGTCAACGGTGTCAAAGATGATACCTATATCACGCTGGTCAAAGTTTGTGATAGCTGGCTGAGTGATAACACTTACAACATCGTTCTTGTAGTCAGAACCAGAGTTTAGAATATTAATCTTTTCTATTTCGCCAATAATATATTCATCAATCGTGAAAGCATCACGTAGTTTGGTGTCAAGCGTTTCAGGCTCAACAGTACCAGACATGCCATAATCAGATGAGTCAAGTGGAACATCAATGAAGTCTTCGATGATATCTGGAATCAAGAGAACTGTTTCAGGAGAACCTAGTGAAGATACTCGGAACTGCGCATCCGTCTTATACAGTGAAGTTTGAACAGCACGAATAGTTTCTCCAGTCCTTATACAAGTACCTTCTATGTAAGAACCTAAAGGAATAACTGGTATCTGTTCTTCGTCAGCGAAAATATAAATCAAAGAGCCTTCGTTAGCGAGAACCTTGACTGTAATATTAGCCGCTGTATAACCTGGAACTTGAGTGTCGTCAGCGAGATATTTAATCTCTGCACCCACATATTCAATTTCATCAAATAATTCAAGATCATACTGCGCACCAAAAGGTGTGACTAGAACTTGATTACTGATATAGTGTTCATTTAGGTCGAATCCTAATTGTTCTGAGGTCAGACCATTCTTTGAAATAGCATAGCCAAATCCAGGCTGTTCAATTTCAAAACCAATAATGCCAGTTGTAGTTTCTGATACACCATCAACAATAGCCTCAGCTTCTATACCATATCTGTTTGAGCGTAGCAGTATCTTATCGCCCAGTTTGTTAAATGGTATAGACGCATTCTTGGTTACTTCAATGTCACTAATACTACCTTTAATAAGTTTACCGACGTTATACGTTCTGTCTCCGTCAGTTACTTCGATACCATCGTCAGAGATGAATTTACCATTTACAGCCGATATGAATAGTACTGGAGTAATCGAACCATTAAAGTTTTTAAAGATTACATCATCAACGAATGCTTCTGCCTTTGAGGTATCTCCACGAATCTTAGCGCCTTTTGCGATAGAGTATGCTAGAGTGTTGACAGGAGTATATTGGAATTCGTATGTAGAGCCAACTATCAAATAGTCTAGAGGATTATCAACAGTATCGGATGATGATTCAGGATCAAAATATGCATTAAAGTTGTAATCATCAACATACTCTACTTCAAATATAAACGAGTCTATCCCAGTACCAGTCGCCAGACTTAGCGTAACATTCTGATTGTCAGAAAGATTGTGATATGTTTGAGAAGTCATAGATACCTTCTCAGAATCTTTAGCAGTAACAGCCGCAGACATGCTACGCACATTGAGAAGGTTTTCAATAGGGCGCATTTCAAGATACGTATTGGTGCCGTAGACAGAATCAGAAGGCTTTAGAATAGAAGTACTAGGATAGAATACCTCAACCTCTTCATCAAAGAACATACGGAAAAAGAGTCTTAGCGACTCTTCTGTACCTTTTCTTCTATAAAAATCTGTGATATGCTTAATGACAAAGCGAAGATCGATGGAAGTTTCGTACGGGAAGTCCTTCATGTACTTCTCTTTGAAGAACAATAGGAACTTATCGAAATCTGCCGTGTCTACGTTTCGTGCGTAAAAAGCATCACGAAACTTAGGCAACTCTTCGTCAATGTATTGGTAGTATGCTTTTACGAATTCGACATACAGCCCCGACTCTTCCCGATAAATCGCAGGAAACTGACTCGGAATATCTGTATGCAGATTCTCTCTAATTCGACTTACGTTATCTCTTACAGCCATTTTACACCGTGCTCATTGAAATTCTAATGTCTTGGTTACGAATGACAAGAATTCTATCTTTAGTAGAACTAATATCTTTCTTAACAGTGTTAGCGTAGAACTTAATAGCGTTGCCAACGTATGCGTCAACAACGAAGTTTGTTAGTCGTACTTTACCTGTTTCATAGTCAACCGTACCAACACCTTTCTTGAACACACGAGGGGTGGCAGTGTCAGCAGTAATAGCAATGATGTTGCCTCTACCATCGTCTTGTAGTTTAACAATTGAGCCGTTCAATGTAAAGCGACTTGTTTCAATAGATGGTTTGTAAGCGGCGAATCCTTCTACTTCATTGAAGCCGTAAGGCACTACCAATTCAGCACTGAAGTCAAACAATGGGTTAGCAAGGTCTGACAAGATTGGCTTGTACTCGATAATTGGTCGAGCAAAGATATCGGTAGATACGATAGAAGGATCACTTGCATCAATCATATTTGAAAGCCGTGATTGGCGCAAAGTGAAGTTGAACTTGTTGAGTGTGGTATCGCTGTAAGTCGTAATCTTATCACGGATGATACTTTCGATTAGTGAAGGACTCTTAGAAGTCACACGAGTATCATACACTGAAGATATCTCTAAATCAACATACATGAATTGCGCTGGCAAGAAGACTGGCTCAATTGTGAGAGGAGTCTTTGTGCGAATGAAGTCACGGAAGTTTTTAATGTCCGTAGCAGATGCACCGTCAGCATTGTACACGTCAACTGAGATGATTACTTTACCGTACTGTGGAGGATCAACTTCGTCACCACCGTAAACAGAGATAGTCTGAATACTTGGGAACTCGTTCATCAGCAGAACTTCATAGTCAGTCTTAGTTACGGCACGTTCTTGTACTTGAATAGACTTAGGAGCAAAGAATTTGATATCTTCTAGCGTCTCACGTTCTGACCCCTGAGATGCTTTGTTGTTACCGTTGTTACGAACTGAAGCTGAGTAACCGTTAATGTTTGATACTGCAACGAAGTTACCTGCACCGTTTGCTTCTTCACCTTTAGTCACACGGTATTCAATTTCAATCACTTCACCGTTAGAAGGTTGACGACCAAACTTGTTTCTACCAAAATCTATTTTGTAAAGGTTATCGAAGTGCGCTTCAACATAGAACACTGGATCAGATTCGGATACACCAAAGATAGAAGAGGTGCGCTTGTATTCTGTGCTGTTAGCGTTATCGGCTGCACTGTCGTATACTTTAATACGGATACTATCTACATCAACATTCTCATTATTTACAATAAAGTCTTGACTTCTAGACGAATCTACTGTATAATATTCTTTAAGAATCTTCCCTTCATATACTTTAAGTCCTTCTACACGATAAGCTCCACCAGATGTAGGCTTAACAACGTAATCTTCATCAGTTAGGAATGTGTAAGTCTTAGTTCCACATTGTGCTTTAAACTTAGTATGTCTTGGGATAGTAATGAATGGTGGTGTACGTGATAGACCAGATGTAGCAGACACGTCTGTATTAAAACGTAGATTTAGATATGCTCTTGCAGAGTTACGAGAACCAGCAACGTAGTTCAACTCTTTAGCATGGGACATAGCATTTTCCCTCAACTGTGCAGAGTCGAGGAACATTTCAGAGAATGCCATGTTATTGTAGAAGTTATTCTGGAACGTATTCTTCGCAAGAATGTCTAGTAGAACATTCATGTTAGACCCTTCAAAGTCATAGTCTTGGAATTGATCCTGTGACTTCAAAAAGTTTTTCAGATTTTCCTTAATCTGGAAGAAATCTAGTTCGGTAAAAGGTGCCTGTGCCATTATCGTACCCTTGTTAGAGTTGTGACTAACGTTATATCGTCTTCACTATTTATTACGTTGAATACAACAATAATTTGAATCGTATGTAAGTCTGGATTAGCCAAAACATCTACACCAATCAGGTTAGCCCTAGGCTCATACGTTTCTATTGTCTCTCTTATAATCTGCTTTGCCAAGATAACTGTATCTGGCATGATGTTCTCAAATAGTAATTTACGGATATCAGATCCGAGTTTAGGCTGATATGGTCTTTCTCCCTTATCAGTCAACAGCAGATTTCTAATTGACTGTTTTACTGCCTCTTCGTTTGTGATACGTGCAAGGTCCTGACTCACAGGATTCCTATAGAAATCTGAGAAGAAGTCCGTATACAGTGTGCGCTTGGCAGTAATAGGTGTTTTGGTAGCCATTTCTTTACCTTTTTGTTTTATTTATACTGATCATATCAATTGTCGTTCAGCATTACCTAGTTCGTCTACAGTGAATCGACCTCTTCTACCACTTATAGCATCGTTGTATGTGTATGAATATCCTTTACCATTCTCAAGTGCATCCTTAACAGCTATCGCTTGGTCCAAAGATGCATATGAAGCTACAACTGTAATTTCTTCCATACCTGTTGGATCAGTCGCTTTTACAATGTATCCACGTCTTCCCGCAATAATACCTTCAGGCAATGCAGGCTCTTCAACTGGTGGCACTGGTGCGGCTTTACCTTTTCTGAATCCATCTTGCAAGTGCATAGCCAAGTAGTTGTCGAATCTGTGACCTCTTTCCCAAGTGCGTCTTGATCCAATGTCTAAGTGAGTGAAGTTGCCACCAGTGTAATATGCAATTCCTAAGAAACCTTCTTGAGAAGCAATGCGGATGAAGTTGCGAATATCGTCATCACTAAATCCTGCCATACTGATATCAACTGCTAGACCAGATTTGTGTTGAGAGTTTTTAGCTCCACCAATACGCTCATTATATTCTGGTGAGCGATATCCACTGTTGATTGTCAAAGTCTTACCCATGCGTCTTGCTACAATCACTAGCTTCTGCATAACTTCTGTTCGAATCTCAGAGAATCCTGCGTTTGGACCAGCATCACTTACTGACTTGCCCATGTTTATCACAGAAGGCGCAAACTTCAAGTATCCGTCCATACCGCTTGGACCAAGTGCAGATAGTGCTTCGTTTTCAGCATCAGTCAAATCGTCTGAAGCGACATAGTGTTCTGGTTCTGGTAAATCGACAGGCAACTCTGTAGGCTTACTGTCACGTTCAATTGAAGGTTCGTTTTGCGCTTTTACAATTCTCGCTTTACCTTCTTGAATGCCTTTCTCATCAATACGTACTGCGCCAGCATTCACTGCGTCTTGTGTACGTACTTGAGCAACATCACGTACTACAGCCTCTTCGGTTTTCAATTTGCTCATAAAGTCTTTCAATACATTGACTGGAGACAACATAAACAATTGAAGCATTTCTGTGAATTGACAGAAACGGAACATCAAAAGACCGATAACAGCAGGAGTGATTTCTTCGAACTGATCAACTGCTTTGCTTACGAATTCGCCAATCTTATCTTTCAAGCCAGTAACGCTATCGCCAGAAAAGAAGTTCTTAATGTTAGAAACCATTTTCTGTAGTTTCTTTTTGATCTTCTTAGCGCCTGCTTTCACATTCTTAACAAATGATTGTGCAGACTTGACAATACCATCAACCTGTGCTTTCAGCGTCTCGGCTAATTCATCAACAATCTTTTCAAGTTTGGCTTTTAGTGCAGTAAATGGTCCAAGTATGTCAGCTAGGTTAAAATCTAGTAACGCACCAAGCAACTGTCCGGCTAGTGTTATCTTGCTAAGAAGATCCCCTAGCTTGCCGAACGGGTTGATTGAGGCACTACATAGACCACCGGCTATAGTTAGACCAAGGTTATCTGCATAGTAAAATTCTAATTGCTTTAAAAGAATGTCAACGTCTTTAGGCGTATTAGGCATCACTCCATTAATGTCTTCTGGAATTGAAGCACGATAGTCTTTCAGAGTTTCACTAACCTGTTCCGCATTCAGACCAGTCTCATTCAGAAAGTCAGCTATCTCTGGGAAGAGAATAGGACCTTGCTTGTATCGACTATCAGTATACGGATATGCAGAGGTGTTAGTTACTGGCAAAACAGCCGCTAGTCCACTTGAGATATCTAGTAGCGTTTGCGTATCGTAGTTATCGGCAGGATTGTTCTGCTTATTAACAATGTCAAACATATTCAAGTTTGGGGCAGAACCCGTCTCTAGAATATAATCTCCGTAGATACTTGCCGTTGTTTTAGGAAAACACTTCATTAGGTATCGTCTCCAAGTCTATCTGTATGTGGTGAAGGCGATGGGTAAACAGTCGAAACGCCTGCTTCACTATTCTGCGAAGGTCTACGTGCTTCTGGGTCTTTAAGTTTAGGCATCTTAGGTAGCTCTGGTTGTGCAGGTACAACTGAACCCGCCCCGCCGTTCTCACCAAGACGTACTTCCTTACCATCAAGATAAGATGTTCCACCAGATAGCATATCTATGTTGCCACCAGAATTAACATTAAACGCTCCATCGTTTTTGATGCCGATCATTCCTTCTGAGCCTATATTTAACTGACTCTTACCGAATGCATTCAATATGGCATTCGTGTTGAGTACCATATCTGCTTCAGAAACAAAACTCATTCTTCCTGACAAAGCACCTAGACGGACGTTTTCAGCCGCAGCTACGTCTATGTCAGTAGAGTGTGCTTCGATAGAAACTTTAGCACCACGTAGTTCCAATGCTTCAGCGGCATTGATAGTCGCTTTACCACGAACTTCTAAATTGTAATTCTCGCATTCGATGTTAACGTCACCTTGTACAAATACGTTATTAGAGCCACCTTCTACTTTTACGTTCCAGTCACCCCCAACATTCTGATTAGTGTCACCGTCTGAGCGTTGGTACATGATACCCTCAGTGGTGTTATACGTATCACCGAATGATTTAATAAATACAGTACCATGTTGATCTATCTGTACAACGGTACCTGTGTTGTGAGTGATAAGCATATAGCCATCACCATCTGAACCTTCGTCATTGATAACAACAGAGTTACCGCCATTCTTAGCTTGAAAGACAACAGTGTTCATACTACGTGAAGGAGAGATTGTATCAGGTTCAGCCCAAGTGCGTTCACCAGGTCCCTCAATCTTATCACGCTTTGCACCGCCTTGAACAACAGTAGAAGTATGATGGGCTTGCTCACCACTCAACCATGGACTGATCGGTACCTTTCCAAAGTTGTCAAGATAGTCTTTTGATATTTTAGCCATCAGCCGCTCCGTTATCGTCTATGTTCTGACCATAGAGTGTTCCTATAATAAATGGATGTTGTGCGTCTCTACCGTCAGCAAAGAATCCTACTACCCAATCTCCCTCATCAGGAATACACATCATTTTACCGTATGTTCCATTTACAACAAATGCCCATGGCAAGTCTTCATCAAATACTTCGTCTTTCTCAGTCTTATCGATTTTAGGATCGTTTGGATTCGATGATGGATGATATCCGAAAGCACGTACACGCACCCGACCACTATTCGTGGGATCATCTTTATCGACAACTTCGCCGATAAACCAATGTAATTGCATTCCAGTTTCAGGTGTAAACATTTATAACTCCGCTATGCGTCTGCTAGTGGACCACGTGAGACTGTTAGTGTCTGAACGTAAGTCGATTCCGCAAATTCATTATTAATAGACTCTACTAGATAGTATCCAGAACGTTGTCTATCTATAGGCTGTTCTGTTTTATCCCATGTAGTAAAGTATGGTATTTCTAGTTCAATGATATCGCCAGCTACGATTTTATTATCTCCGTAAATCTTCACCACGTATCTTGATTGCTTGTAATCGTAAAAGTAAGATTTCTTCTGAGGATAGACTTCACCATAATTAGTTTTTGGAGATAACCCGTAAGCGTTTTCCCTATCGCTATCCGGATAATCTTTAATAACAAAGTCTTCTGCTGGATTATTTAGATGTTCGTCAATGAAGTCCTGAGTGTGCAGTAGATTGACTGCTAGAGGTGCACCGGGTATGCCACTGCCAGGATAGTAATATTCAAACGTAGCGTATTCTGTATGGTCATACTCCGTAGTGATAACTCTTCGGTTGATGATATCAACTTCACTCAACTTTCTACGATATGCGCCAGATTTCATACACTCAAACGTATCAACAGGGCTTTGCATTTCAATTGTAATCAATCTGCTCATGCGCTCTTTCTCGGCTTCTGGCGTCTGATCTAGTGTACCAGCACCATATGAATATTTCTTTTTAGCCTTTTGCGCACGATATACCATACTTTCGAGATTGACGAAGTTGTACTGATCACGGTTTTCGTAGAATCTGAAATAGTGTGATTTGAAGTTTGCGTCATATGCCTTTCTCGACATTAGATGCATGGCTTCTTCTGGGCGATAATTCGGTATTACTATTTTAGCATCACCATCAGTAGGTTGCAAGAACAATCTTTTTTGAGTGCCTTGTCCATTGTCATAGTAGTAGTCATCAAATAAAACTTCTACTTGCTGATCCACACTAACATATCGTCTATTCGATCCTGTGCCGTCAGCGATACAACGTGAAACTGTATATCTATCTGACCAGAACTTGCCCCATGATACAAAGTGAATGGTGTATTCAAGCATAGAGTCATCGTTTTCTTTGCCACGACGGATATCTGTCACTGCATAAATCATCATATCTTCAGTACGTGACTCACCTGCCCAATCTTCATATACTATAGTGAGTTTTTCTTGCCCACGTATAGGGAAGCCGTAGTACACTCCATTTGCATCGTAAATCTTTGCGCTACCACGTAGATAGCCTTTCATGATGGACTCTTCGATGTTCCATACATGTACTAGACCTTTTATGTCTGACTTAGCATCTGATATTGCTTGTTGGTCAGTAGGTCTATCTCCTGCACCAGCCTCACTACTACCTTCAGTAGTGATTGTTGATAGCTCAAATTTCTTGAGCGTATACTTGCCTGCAGGTTTAAATTGCGTTTGATCAGCCATTCATCAGTCTCTTAAATTCACGGGCGATTTGTTCTGCATAGTCTTTATTGACTACTTGAATAACTCGCTTATTTTCATTCGCTTCAAGTTCAGCGTCATAGATTCGCACAGCAGTCCATTCATACTTGCCAGCGTACTCTTGGTCGAATATGCTTGCTAGTTGCCAAGTCTCTAAACTTACTTGGATGGTTTCTCCGTCTTCGTCTTGCGCTTCGTAATATAATATGTTATCATCAATAGTAGCATTCATTGTCCATTCAATTACTTGCTGCGGAGTTGGATTCGTATCTCCAGTGCTTGCAACATATTCTTCTTTATACTTATCTGCAATGTATGCATTCAAGTTAGCATCAGTCATCGGCCAGTCTTTGTATGGATCAAGCGAGTCGTTTGCTAGCCAAATCATCCACACGTAGTCAACTGTTCCGTAGTAGTAATAAGATAGTTCCTCGACCGTCTCATCATTCTTAATTGTGTAAGGCATGTAGACATTAGGATTCTCTGCTATAGTGCTTTTAAATTTCGCACGTTTAGTAATATCAACTAAGTTCTGATTAGTATGCTTTACTACTGGAAAGTTCTGAAAATACTTAGGCATGATTTAGTCCTACTGATCTAATATGTCTTTACGGGTGTGAATTTGCGCTTCGGTTATAGTCATAGACATATTAACGAAAGCCGGCTTACCGCCTTTGTTTAGTGCTAGACCATTAGGAGTGTAGTCGGTCGTAAACGTATTAATCATAGCCGTCTTGTAATAATAGAAGTATCTCTGATTAATACCTGTGAAGTATACGTCAACAAGTGCTGGGTACTCAAGTAATGCCCTAGAGAGTGCGCTTTCGCCTTGAGTTGGATAATCAGGCAACATGTTCGCTTTGATGAATCTAGAAATTGTGTTAATCTCAGTCGCTTCTCTTTCATTGCGTGGTGACAACTGCCAGTTAAACGTATGTTGCTTTAAGTCTACACCATCAAATTTCAATGCTACGTGAGGGTTGATAGCTGTACCAGTTGCAATGTCAATACCTGAGGCTATGCCTCCACCACCGGGAATAGAATCTAGTGCGTTTCTTCCTATAAACTGCCCGAATAGTTTAGCCGATGATGCAACAGCAGCCGCACTCTCAGCAAATCCACCTGATCCGCCTGCTAGGTTATTGAGTCCAGAAACAACATCAGAACCTAGTCCAGACGCATTGCCCGTTAGTGCATCTACAGTCAGAGCTCCAGCCATGCCTAATTCGTTTGGTCCAACTTTCACGCTATAAGTGTCTACTAGATTTGAAGGAATAGGAAGCGTACACGTACCTATACTTTCAGCAGCCGCACCCTTAACGAATCCGCCCTGACTACTATTGTACGAGTAGTTCTTAAAAATAAGTACGATGTTATGCTCTCCGGGCGTGAGAGGATAACGATGTTGGACAATATTACTTTTGTCCTTTTTCGCACTTTTATCTTTTTCTACAGTCATCTTGCCTGTTCCCTATAAATAGCATTACTAGTATTTATATCGTTAATCATAATGGAAGTCCGATGGGAAGATATCATCAAGGTAGGTTTAAACCTAAGAATCCAAAGAAATACATGGGTGATCCCACCAATATTATTTATAGAAGTAGTTGGGAATTCAAACTCATGCGCTACCTAGACTCTCATCCTAAAGTTATACAATGGGGAAGTGAAGAATTGGTCATACCGTACCGTAGTCCAATCGATGGAAAGATACATAGATACTTCACAGACTTCATTGTAAAACAGATAAATAAAGAGGGCATAAGAGAAACTATAGTAATCGAAGTTAAGCCTAAGGCGCAGACAGTACCACCTGACGTGAGCAAAGCAAAGACTAAAACTGGTCGAGTTAGCCCACGTTACATAAACGAAGTTAAGACTTGGGGTGTGAACCAAGCAAAGTGGGAAGCGGCTGAGGAGTTTTGTAAAGATCGAGGATGGAAGTTTCAGATTATGCATGAAGGTCATTTAGGAGTAAAGTAATGTACGAATATAGAGCAAAGCTAATTAAAGTAGTTGATGGTGACACGGTTGATGTTGATATCGACTTAGGCTTTGGCGTCTGGCTAAAAGATGAGCGAGTCCGCATCATGGGTATAGATACTCCTGAGTCACGTACTAGCGATCAAGTAGAAAAGATTTTTGGTCTAGCGTCAAAGCATCGCCTCAAAGAGTTACTTGGAAAAGAATGTACGCTTAAAACATTTGCCGCAAAAGACGGTGAAGACATGAAAGGCAAGTTCGGGCGTATTCTCGGAGACTTTATTGTAGGCGATAAAACTGTATCAGAGATTCTTATCGAAGAAGGTCATGCTGTAAAGTATCATGGGCAAAATAAAGCAGATGTTGAAGTAGCACATCTAGGTAATCGTAACAGGCTAATGAGCGAGGGTGTTGTTGATCCCAGAGAAGTTCAGGAAGCCGCTAAAAAGATGAAGTAATATGGCAATCATATTTGACGAAATTCTCACAAAAGGCGTAAGAGCTGGACAGATACCTGCACGTGAATCTAAAGCACGTGATTGGTACCGTGAAACGGCTAAGTCTTACAAACGTGTGAATGAAGGAAAGTTAATGCGTGGAGACAAAGACCGTCTCACTACAAGACCTCTAATAGGGCATATGTATATGTACTACTACGAGGCTAAACATGCACAGACTCTCCCATACTATGACAGATTCCCTTTAGTATTTCCATTTAGAAAAGTGAAGGGCGGGTTCTACGGTATCAACCTTCACTATCTACCACTTGCGTATAGAGCCAAACTCATGGACTCATTATACGAAATAAGCAATAACACCAGATATGATGAAAGCACTAAACTGAATCTTTCTTATAAAGTTTTGTCTAGTGCGGCGAAGTATCGTTATTTCAAGCCTTGTGTGAAGCGTTATTTGACTAGTCAATTGCGCAGCCAGTTTATGTACATATATCCTTCCGAATGGGATATTGCATTATTTATGCCGCTTGAAAGATTCCAGGGTGCAAGCAAGTCTACTGTATTTGCAGACTCAAGAAGAGCAATAGGATAAAAAGATGGCATTTAATATATCAGATTTCACTGCGGCAATCAATAAGCACGGGTTAGCTAAGAGTAACCTATTCGTTATGACAATTCAAATGGGTCAGAATATGAAACTCGCAGGCGATCTAGTCGAAGCGAGTAAGATGGATACTCGGTCACTAACCTTCTTGTGTAAGAGCGTTGACTTGCCAGCGGTAGAAGTTGTAACGGCAGACTTTAAGCCTAGAGGTTACGGTCCAAGTGAAAAACGCCCCGTGGGGTTTGAGCTTGCTCCTTTGCCTACTGTCTTCATGGTTGACAGTAACTTTGGCGTACTTAGATTCTTTCATCGTTGGATGCAGACAATTGTAAACTATGATGTTGAAGCTGGCTATTCATCAGAAGTAAATGGCGGTCAACGTCCATACGAATTTGGATACAGAGACGAATATGCATGTACTATCGAAGTGACAGTATATTCGCAGAATCAGACTGATAAAACTTACAAGTATAAGTTTAACAATGCATATCCAATCGTTGTTGGCAATCAGACTGTATCGTGGGAGAATGCGGCTGAAGTTCTAACATTGCCTGTTCAGTTTGCATACGATTCTATCAAAGTGGAAGCAACTGAAAACGGTAAATTGACAGGCGACTTCGGATCACCTAACAGCATTCTAGGATTCTTGTCTGCGGCTAACACATTTGGGCAAGCACTAAATAACTTGAATAGACCACGAAATTTACAGGACTTAGTTAACACCGTAACTGACGTGAACACGATTCTCGGATCTTTAAAATAATTACATTATAGGAGTATATTATGCCATTACCTAAGATAAGTCAACCCTTATTTGAATTGACTATCCCATCATCGGGTGACAAAGTAAAATATCGCCCGTTTACAGTTAAGGAAGAAAAAATTCTCTTGATTGCTCAAGAGTCAAACGATATAGATCAGGTGATTCTATCTATTAAGCAAATCCTTACTAACTGTTTACAGGGATATGATATTAATAAGTTAGCAGTATTTGACCTTGAGTATGTACTACTTCAAATTCGTGCTAAAGCAGTGAACAACCAAATGACTTTCAAGGTAATTGACCCTGAGACTGAAGAAGAGGTCGAACTGTCTTTGAACGTTGACGATATCACAATTGTCCGTTCTGACAAGCACACTAAGTTGGTTGACGTAACAGATAATATCAAGTTGAGTATGAAGTACCCAACAATCGATTTCATTCGCAGTCTACAAGGCTCAGAGGAGAATCAAGAAAGTGCCCTATTCGATGTTATGAAGGCATGCATTGAGTCTGTAATTGAAGACGAAACGATTTACAAAATTAAGGACTTCACAGATGAGGAAGTTGATTCGTTTATCGACTCTCTAGATTCTAAAGTCATTAATGATATTCGTGACTTCTTTGATACTATACCAAAGATGAAATACGAAGCAAAGTATACAACTAAAGATGGGAAAGAAAAGACTTTTGTTGCTGAAGGAACCGAAACTTTTTTTATCTAGTGCTGAGTCACATCACTCTGGCATCATACTATAGAATGGTTTTTGGCTTAGCACAGCATCATAAATATCAGATAAGTGAAATTGAAAGTCTGCTTCCCTTTGAAAGAGACATATACTATGACATGTTAATAGACTACATAGAGTCCCAAAAGGAAGACTAACATATGGCTGAAGCATCAATACCCGATCTAATCGCCCGCATACAAGCTGAGGGCAAGTTAACTCGGAATTCAGGCACCAACTCAATCAAGTCGGTGAAAGAGGCTGTTGTCCCAGTTTTGAAGGCAATAGAGACTTCTTTATCAGCGACTAATATAGAGTTGCAGACCATAGGCAGACTTCTTGCCAAAGCAAATGATCTATCGGCTGAACAGCTAGAAGATATGCGCAGAGGCAACGACTTACAAGTTAAAGACACTAGCGCACCGAAGAAAGACGAAGATAAGCCATCTGTCGCTCCTCAAAGCCCAGCAGGAGGAGGAGATTCTTTAGCAGTCTTCGGTGGACTAGGAGGACTTAGCACTGCAATAGCTGGTACTCTAGGAGCAACACTAGGTATACTATCTGGTCAATTCAAAGCCATAAAAGCTTTTGGAAAGATGTTTACTCCAGAGTCTCTATCTAAAAATCTTAGAGGATTGCGGGTAGGCATTGCAATGCAACTAGAGCTATTCAAAGCCGCAGTGAATGAACGCATCACGGCTGTTCGAACCGCAGTCACCTCTGGCATGGAGCGTGTCAAATCATTTCTAAGTATAGGTGAAGAGAGTAAACTAGGCAAAGCAATTGCTAGTTTCAAATCATTCTTTGCACCTATCACAGAACTATTCACATCAGCAGCCGAAGCTATCAAGGGTCTTGCTCCAGCTGAGGGTGGTCCACTTAGTAGAATTAAGAATATAGCAGCCAGAATTGGAGGCTACTTTAAGTCTCTTGGAACCGTTATAGGCAAGGTAGCTGGTCTAGTCGGCAAACTGTTTGCTCCAATTGCAGTAGTCATCACTCTATTTGATACAGTTAAGGGCGCAATCGATGGATATGCCGAAGGTGGTATTCTAGGAGGACTAGAAGGCGCTATCACAGGCTTCTTCAATTCTCTTATCACTAAGCCTTTGGACTTAGTAAAGGACGCTGTAGCTTGGGTAGTATCTAAACTTGGATTTACCGATACAGCAGAATCAATCAAGTCATTCTCGTTTACTAAACTATTCAATGATATTGTAGGCTCTATATTTGATGGAGTCAAAGGTGCCATAAACGTAATTAAAGACTTATTCACGTTCGGAGAAGAAGACAAGACACTACTTGGCGCCCTTGGCAAATTAACCGATCTCGTGTATGCACCTGTTAACATGGCTATCAACTTTGTTAAAGGTTTGTTTGGATTCAGTAGTGAAGAAGACGAACCGTTTAAGCTTCAAGACTTCATTGCAGATACCGTTGGCGTAGCTGTGAAATATGTACAAGATAAGTTCTCGGGTGTTGTAGATACTGTAAGAACTAAGTTCGCTGAGTTTGGAGATTGGATTTCAGGTATACCAGACCGAATCATGATCGCAGGCAAAGAAATGTACATTAACTTGAAAGCTAAACTAGAACGTGGCTTCTTAATGTTTGGCGATTGGTTCGCATCTATTCCAGATAGAATTAAGATAGCCGGACTAGAAGTTATCCGCAGTCTTCCTGGTGGTGGTTTAATTGTAGACGATGATGATATTGCATCAGCCCGTCAAGCAATGTCCAGTCGATCAGGCGACCTAGATGCAAAAATTAAAGCTATTGAAAGTAGAAGACTTGAACAACTAGCCGAGCTAGATAATCAAGCAAGACAGGCAGCTGCCAATGTTATTGCACCTACTACAGTTAATAGCGGTGGTAACACAACTTCAACTGTAGCAAACTACTACACTACAACTGTACCTACCTCATCTTTGGATGGTGCACTCCCTAGATAAGAAAAGGGGGAGCTTTTGACTCCCCCTTTAAACTAGCGTCTTACCAATTAGTCATCAGCTAGATTTTTGAAGAAGTCGAGGTCGTCATCGTCATCAGATGAACTTCCGAACGACATTGCTTCAGCTTTTGGAGCGGGCGCTGTGTCCATTTCTGGAGCAGAACGCTCTTTGAACTTCGGAGTGAAGTCCATCTCCATATCGTCATCCTCAGCCTTTTGAGTGGGTGCGTGATGGCTGCCGTCAAGCGCAAGAACTTTGTAAAGCTTGGCTTTTAGTTCGTCATACGACTTGAAGTTTTTAGGATCAACGATTTCTTGTAGAGACTTCTGGGCTTTCCAGACTGCCTCTAGCTCCTCATCATCCTCGAGTAGTGCGCTTGGCGCTTCGAAGGATGAAGGCTCATAAGTGCGATACCCACCGTCACCATTACGAGCTTTAAGTTTGAAGTTAGCACCTTCCCAGAAATCGAAAGGATTGATAGGTGTTTCATCTTCAAACTCAGGATTCATTGCAGCATTTAGCTTATCAAAGATTTTCTTACCAAACTTGTAGAGGAAGACTTTACCTTCGTTCTGTGGGTTTGCAGGATCTTTGACCACATAGATATTTGCGTGGTAAGACAAACGGCGCTTCTGATTACGTGCGATTTCTTTATTGGCATCAATGCCTGAATTCCACAACTGGGAATTGTACTCTGAAACTGGATCATCTTGACCGATAGTTGTGAGAGAGTTTTCGATATACCAACCGCCTGGACCTTTAAAGCCGTGATCGAATACACGAACAAATGGCAAGTCTTCACCCTCAGGTGCTGGCAAGAAACGAATAACAGCATAGCCATTGCCTGCTTTATCGACTTCTAGTTTCCAGTAATCATCTGACTGAGATGGTGCGGTGTTGTTTAGTTTTTGAAGCTGAGAGTTCAACTTATCGAATGAAGATGAACGTTGCTTTTTGAGTGCGGCAAAAGATGTAGACATATTTGTATCTCCTAGTATATGCGCTATATTGCGAGTTGTTTACGTTGTGTATATTACTATATTTGTTCGAAGTTGTCAAGCAATATTTTCTTCATTTTCGCTTTATCATACTCCATGAAGGGAAAGTATTTCTTGACTAATCTATTTATATCTGGAAAAACTATCGTATCCTGTATAGCTTTTTCCCAATATTTTAAGCACCCCGTTAGATCACATAGTATCACAAGGGTCTCTAGACTAATTCGATTCATGCTGTAAAGTTTCAATACACGAGGGTGTTGACCATCCTCTACAATGAAGTTCGAGTTGAAGTCTTCATTGAGTTCCATAATATCAGACTTGAACCGATATGTCAATGCTTGTTTTCGCTTTAGCCAATCATTATAGATTGCTTCAGCATTATCATCTACTAGATCACCCGCCCAAGCATTCGGTTTCACTAATAAGTTAGCTAAGATGTAGTCCCTGTTGTCCTTTCTCTTAGATAGCTTGTAGAAGAAGAATTTGTCTTTTCGATTCTCGAAAGACGTGGCATTGGCTTTCACCTTGCCATTATATTTAAAAAAGTCATATGATGATGTAAAGTGTCTCTTCAGTGCGAGGTAATACACATATACATCAAATGCATCACGTGTACTGTACATACTCATACGGGTAACCTTGCAGTCCTCTCTAATAGATTCAACTCTTCAGCTTCGGCTTGTACAGCCGCTTTTAGAATAGGTGTACCTCGAATAAGTTCACCTAGGACTTCAATTTCAATATTGTGTCGTTCGGCATATTCGACCACAGCATCAATGTAGGGCACACCATTATCAATATACTGTTGTATCTCTTTAACTACGCTTTCGTTGCTTAGTTCTTTCAATTGGATATCTCCTCATAACAATGTATATACTATAGCAGGCTATAGCGTGGCTGTCAATAGCGTATTTCAGGAAAGAGACATTCTTTTATGAAAAGGTCCACATCGTTCTCATCTAGACCGAGTGACTTCATGACTCTTGGAGTGTGCGGGTTTTGTTTTTGGTATTTTGCATAGCGATTCTGCGCTAATGCAGTAGGAGCTATGTTAGCTTGGTTGTTGTACTCACCAACTCTTGCAACATAGTGTACAAGCGTTTTGATTGCGACTTTCTTCACTTGGAGAATTTCATCCATTTCTCTTACGTTACCAGCGGCTACCATATGCTCAGTGAATATCTTTTGAGCCCATTCTGGCAGTTCTCGTTCTCGCTTCCATTTCAAGTCAGAGGTAAGTTCTGCAAAGTCAGTGATAAGTTGATTGTCAGGATCAACTGTGGGTGAGAAATCTAAAAACGCACCGGTCATCTTATTTTTACCGGCAATAACATCGAACCCGTAAATGGGGGCTTTGGACCCCAAGTGAGGAAAGACGCACACGTGCATCATCCAAAGCCCCTTTTCTTTCCTAGCGTCTACAACGTCTAAGTGAGCACGCCTAAAGCTAGGACTTTGCCAAGTACGATTAATCCAAAGACCACTATTGTGATTAAATCTTCCGAGACCATCTTCATAGTACTCTTCGCCATATGTTTTAAATACCTCTATAAACGTATCTTTAAGTTCGATTAAATTAT